TTTTCTTTAAGTTTGGAATATATTGTCTAACTGCAAATCCAAACCCGTATCTATCTAAGTATTTCTTCGCTGATTCATATTTCAGTGTTAGAGGTCCTTGATAAATTGCGTCATTTTGATTTCTAGTTGATTGAGTTTTAATCTGACCTGCTAGTTTACCATGGATATCATCAAGCATCTGCTCTTTGATAGCAACTGGTAAAAGGTTTAAATTAATTCCACAATCATTTTTACCTACAGGATCTAATGCCAATACAATAGGATTTTTATCCCACCATGGCAAATTCTCTGTAACTGGTGTTTCGTATCTAAATACGTATATTTTACCTGGGCTAAATCTAAGAAGAGCTTTTTCAGAAACTTCTTTATTTCTAAAGTCTTTTAATGCTTGATTATACCACTTCTCAGAAGCAGCACGAGCATTGGCTTTTGAGCCATTCTCTTTAATCATTGCATTAATTTGTTTCTTAATCTCTCCCATTACTTAAGCGAGTTTTCAGTCATTACGACAAACTTCCAACCTCTTTCGTTAGCATATTGTTGAGCCGCAATATATTTATCACGATTTGTAACATACTGCTCTGCGAGGTATCTGTAGTTTTCAATAGCCTTCTTAGAATTTGTCTTAGGTGGCTGTGGCTTTTTAATGTGAGATTCTGGTTTAACCTCAACTAACATTTGTTCTGTTGAACCGTCCTGCTTTCTAATAAGAATATAAAAGTCAGGGTTATATGTTCTCTGCTTATTCTTTAAGCTTGACCAGTATTTTATTTCAACTGGTTCAGAGGACCATCTAATTACATATTCGTTAGTGTCACACCACATCATGAACTTACGTTCCCATGATGATCTGTATATAATAGGTTCAGGCCCGACATACTTATTATTGTTGCCGGGCTTGAAATATCCTTGGACGAATCCGGAATTCTTTGTTGGTTTGACCCTCTTAATCGACATTAAATTGAATAGATTCCACCATCTCCATCTTCTGAACGGGACGCAGTGCGATCCAGAGATAGTGTATTCTTATACTTCTGTGGATGGATCTTATTCCAGCCTTTAGCATAACCACGCTTGGCGATTTCTGTGAAGTATGCGAATGCGTTAGGGTACTTCGGATTGAAGTTTCTCCAATACTTTAACAAATCCAACATAGCAAACTGAAGACAGTCTTGACGATCGTCTTCATATACGTACTTCATTTTATTGATAGCACGCTCGGCCAATAAGATAAGCATCTTCTCAGCAGTTGGAGTCAATTTATCTTGCTCCTTTGACTTTACGATTTCAGCGTAAAGGTCTTTGTTATTTAAGTAATTTTTAGCCACGTTGAGGTTAGTAGTATTATTTGATACCTTTTATACGTAAAAAAGGCTGGAATGTTTATTCCAGCCTTTAAAAATGATTTAAATCAACTATTAAAGAGCAGACTTAGCCGTTTCGATCTCCTTTTCTACGCGAGCAATTTCGCCTTCGATTAGTGCATCGGCAGCTTTGATCTCTTCGATTGATCTGTCTGCGTCAGCCAATAGACCTCTTTGGTCTTTTAGGAAGCTAACCATTTCTGATAGCTCTTTAATATTGTTAATAGTTACAACTCTTTCAGCTGCTTCGCCTTCTAGAAGGTCAGCTAGGAATTCAGTTGCATCAACACCTGTCTTCTCAGAAACAAACTCAAGTGCTGAGTTAGCTGAAGAAGCTTCAGTGAATTTAAATAGTCTTGTTGTCTCGTTTAGGTGTGCAATGTAAACATTACCTTCCATAACCATTAGGTTAATTCTATTACCCTTACCACTTGCATTGAAAACAAAATCAAGTGCCATAAGAGATTCGATACCCTTAGCTGCTTCTGTAAAAAGTGTTGCAGTTGAATGATCTTCGTATCTTACAACACCAGCTGCAAGGATATGATTAACGAAAGATTCTGCAATGATTTCAGAATTACCTAAGAAGAACTTGCCTTCTGAAACTGAGTATCTCATTTTGCTGATACCGTGGTACCATGTGATTTCGTTGTTTTCGAACTTAAAAACTTTAAGTGCTTCAACTAGATTGTTAAATGCTACAGGAGCTTCAACGCCTTCTGCAACAATGATAGTATTTTCTTCCGTGTTCGCAATGTAGTTAACACCTTCTACTGTGAAAAGGATGTTGTTTTCTGCGATCTGATAAAATGGTGAAATAATCATTTGTGATTGATTTATTTTATTGTCTTTGACTATATATCAGTCTTTTTTATTAGTCTATGATGTCTTTATCAATGTATTCGCTAGTTCTATCGATCTGTGTATCGATTTTTGCAGTGGTATACGTTTCAATATTAAACATTCTATTACCAATGTGCATCTCAGTTTCAAACTCAAATGATGGTAAGAATGAATTAACTTCAATAGAGAAAGTGATCTTATAACCTTCTTTAGAATCGAATGAAAACTCAATAGGTCTTTCAGTACTATAATCCTCTGGCATTGCATAATAAGATGCAATTCTATAAGTTCCTTCATTTAAATGACCAACCTCTACATTAAAATAGTTTGATTTGTAAAGGCGCTTGATAATCATCTCAGTAATCTTAAAGTTATCTAATTGAGAAGATGTGATAATTTCAACATCAAAGCTTAGAGTTACTGGAATCATTTCAAATTCTGCAGTATAACCTTCCATCGCACCGTTCTGATTCATTTTAGCATATTCGCCTCTAGTTCTTTTATTAACTAGTTTAGATGAATCGATTGACATGCTTGACATATTTGCAATACCTCTAGGTACTACATCATAGTTGCCATCTGCTTTCAGGTCTTCTGGCGTACATCCTAAACCATCTTTGGTTAGAAACAATAGGTTATCACGTAAAAAGTCTTCATCGCCAGAGATAGCGTAATAGAACGGTACATCGACCTCGACTCTATTATCGGCATCAATTTGACGGTAGAAATACACCTTATTATTTAAGTCTGCTAAAAGACCGATAATAATGTGTCTAACTACGCTATCATCAGCGTTATATTTTACGTTATATGTTGCCATTAAAATAGCATATATTTTGTTGTAAGCTTCTCAAGCTCTTTCTGATACAATTGCTTGTCAGCTGCATTTGAAGCAACTTGCTTATCTAGTTTATCTGCCATTGTCATTACTTTAAATCCAGTAAAACAATGTGGTGTCTTTTTTAGACATGACTTGATATAGAAGAACAATAGACTTGCACCGTGACCGTGTATCATGCCCATTGGCATTTTGTAATAATTAGATTTATTCATTAAAAGAATTGAATCAAATCCTTTTTGCAAGCTATCGCACTTTTCCAATCCAATAGAATCACTTAATGCATTAATACCGCTTGTATTAAATGCATTCGGATTAAGACCAACAATACCGATATTATTTAGATCCATTTTCTTTACGCTTTCAATAAATGCGTAAACATTAAAAATGATATCATCATCGATAAAACAAATTAATCTTTTAGAAGCTCTATTAAAGCCTAGATTCCAAGCTTCGTTCTTTCCAATTTCTCTACCACCCGTAGAAACAACTTTAACATTATCTGATTTTAGCTTATCTAAATTAAATGTAGTTTGATTTATTAAAATAAGCTCATCACTAGAACTCATTTCTTTTAAGATGATTTCGATTTGTTTGCCTACAAAGGGTGTTTTGAAAGTTGATGATATAATGAAACTAATCATGCTGGCTTGTTTTTCTTTATATATCGTTAATCGATACTCTCGATCTCGAACTTAGAAAAACCATTCTCACGATATATCTGTAGTTTCTTATCAAAGATTTCGTGTGGCAGAACAGTATGGTTAATTACAAATGTATTAATTTGATTATCTTTAATAACTTGTGAAAGAATCTTTAGAATGTTGTAAACACCATCAGAATCAACTGAACTTAACAACTCATCTAAGAATAGCAGATTCAACTGTGGGAATCTCAGCTTTAAAATCTTGATAATTGCAATGATAATAATAAAGTCTGCTTTTTTACGCTCTCCTGTAGAAAGAGTCATTGGATTAACTTCTTCACCTAAGTGTGTAATAATACAATCGAACTTCTCATTAAATCTAATATGAAATGAAAGGTGCATCGTATTTGCCATTGCGGCAATATTAGTGTTCAAACCTGGTAAGATTGTCTTAACAGCAAGATTCTTTACACCATCTTCACCTAAGATGCTTTCAATGATTTCTAAGAAGTGATAATCGTTTGATTGACTAGACTTATCTTTAGACTTTGTAATCTCCTGTGCCTCGAATTCTTTAATAAGGTCGTTAAGATGATCAAACTCTCCTGAAGATGTTGCACTCTCTTTAATTTTAACAAGCTCATTCTTTAAGCTCTTCATATTTGCATTCAATGAAGAAACCTTCTCAACAACTGCACGCTCTTTCATACGAGCATCCGCTAACTTTGATTTAATTGCTGTAACTTTCTGACCTGCATCTTCAATTTTTGACGGCATAGCATCAACAGTTGATACGTGTTCCTGTTTCTTATGTTCGTGGAATTCTGAATCCAATGGAGCTTCACAAGTAGGACATGTATTGTTCTCGTAAAGTGCTAGTTTCTTTTTTGCCGATTCAAACTCATACTTAAGTTTGTTATAATCGTTCATCTCTGTATCTAGGTCATCTTCATAAGTACCCATAGATTCAGAAATCTTTGCTCTAACCTCTTCAAGCTTATTCTTGTTCTCGTCAAACTTAATTAACTGAGACTTTAATTTCTCAATTTGATCATTATTCTTATTCTGACTCTCAGACTGAAGCTGATTCAACTTCATTCTAACTTGAACAATCGACTCATCGATCTGGCGAAGCTCAGCATCATATGAATCAATGTCGCTCTTAAGAGACTTGCGCTCTTCTTTAACGATACGTTGCATATCATTAAGAACTGAGAAGCCAAACATCTTATCGATGATTTGCTTTTTATCTGAAGGTGACATTGTCAAAAATGACTTGAAGTCATTGATAGACAAAATGATAATATTCTTAAATACATGGTAAGGAATACCGAACACCTCTTCTTCAAGGTACTCTTGTACTGATCTCTTACCTGCTTTATCAAACTCAACACCATTAATAGTGACACTGAATTTAGTAGGAGCAAGTCCGCGTTCAATCTCTACATCCATAGTTCCGCACTTCAACTTGATACGAACAAACATATCTTTGTTGATTCGGTTTGGTAGATCAGACATTCTTACACCCTCGACCTTTCCGTATAGTGCAAATATAATGGCATTGGCGATAGTTGTTTTACCATCACCATTCTTGCCTAGAGTTAAATACAACTCTGCGTTATCTTGGTTGAATTCAATCTTTTGAAGCTTATTGCCGTATGATGCAATGTTTCTGAATTCGATTGACTTTATCTTCATGCCTCTTCTGTTGTGTCAGATGTATAACTGTAAACACACTGATCGTGCAATTCTTTTAAGCGATCTTGAATCTTTTGTTTCATTTCATCATCATGAGACATCTGATCAACGTATGTTCTAAACAAGTGCTTGATGTCATAGTTCTTAAACTGTCCTTCAATCTCATCCATATCATAGAGGTCCTTATCGATGATGTCATCCTCTTGATAAATGTGTGGTTCAATCTTACGACTGATCTTTTGAATCTTGTTGATCAGAGTACTCAAAGACGCGTTCTGTGCAATCTTACTAGGAACATATAGATCTACAAAGTTATTCTGAATACTTGCCTTAAAGTTGCCAAGAGTTGTGTTATACAGTGTTGTAATATTGTGCTTGATAAACTTAGGCGAATATGTGTTCTCAAAGAAGGTTTCTTCCATTGTAGTCAAGTCAACAAGGTCAAATCCTTTTGGATTACCTGAGTCAGATCTTGTTAACTGGTAAGGAGTTCCTACCATTCTTAAAGATCCCTTTCTTTGACGATAGTGGATGTGTCCTGAATAAACTGCTTCATATCGATCAAACGTTTGAGAGTCTGATCCATGCATATTCTTAACCTTCGAGTTTAATGCAATACCTCTAACTTCTGAGTGACAGAATACGATATTTGCTTTAGGGTAATCTGCAAGTGTTTCTGCTTCGTGTTCAGGGTCTCTGCGCCATGGCATCAATAAAACATTCTTGTCTGCCCACTTATATTGAATTGGATCCTTGTAAACTTGAACGTTAGGAATCCATTTAATAGAATCAATTGCTGATACTTCATTTGATTTCTTAGCCCAAATATCATGGTTACCCACAATAACGTGCGTTGGTAGAATCTCACCAAGTCTTTCAAAAAGATTGATTGAATAGTGAAGTACTTTAAGGTTGATTGACTGTCTGTTATCAAACGCATCACCCACCTGAACTAGAATATCACCATCTCTAACATTCTTCTTTAATGTTGGGATAAAGACATTCTCGTAAAAGTCTTGTTGAATCTGTAGCCACTCCAAAGAATTTGAACGAATGCCCATGTGCATATCGCCTAAAATCCAAATTCTTTTAACAGGCTTTTGAAGTATAGCCTTTTCGATCATCAGAATAGTCTGTTAATGTTCTTCTTACTTAGGATTCCGGTACGGTTGTCCAACTCCTCGATCAAACCTTCTTTAAAGATATTTGAAAGTGAATTGTAAAACTTAGTAGGATGCAGATTGAAGTAATCACACATCTCGCTGAAGATCTCAATACGATTGTGATCTCTAACTAGTTCACCTTGGACATAATCGTATACATCGTTAATGTCATTCTTGCGTAACTTTCTAGAGTCTGCAAAATCATCCAATGAATTAAACACTTTGAAGCGTGAACCTTCAACTAATTCATGAATCTTTTCTTGTAGAATACGCTGAGCTATCTTCTCTTCTTCTGGTCTATCGTCTACATACTGTGGACTGACATTGAATGAAATGTTTGTATCTAATTCGAATTCTGCACTCTCAAATGAGTTGTCAAAAATCTTATCCTGTTTAGTTCTAGCCATTACAGTTGGTGCATATTTGAACCTGTGATATCTTCAGTCTCTGTCAATCTCATCAGGTTGTAATTAATAATAAGGCGGCATTTAGTGCCCTTACCTTCTCCGTCTCTGATCTTTAGGATCTTTAACCAATATTCATAGTTGGCTCTCATCAAATCGTCTTGGATAATACCAAGCATGACATCAGCAGTGTGTGAAAGACCTGCAGATTCTGCGATATCGCCCATTGAAATATCAGATGAGTTATACCCGTTTCTATTGATCTGTGTTGCTGTAACGATCAACCAGTTATTACGAACACCCATAGCCCGAAGATCTTCTGCAATCTGCTTAATCTTCATATAAGTATTCTCTGTATTAAGATTGCGATAGTTGGCTAGAATGTTAATGTAGTCAATGACAACAACATTTAACTTGATTCGCTTCTCTTCTTCAATTTGCTTTAAGTAAGCTTCAACATCTAGTACAGTTGCTTGTGATGTTGGGAACTGCTTAACGAATAATTGTCCAGGTGGAGTAAATCCATCACCTACAGTTTCAAGTCTACGTTGAATATATTCTTTATTCTGCGACTTGTCCTGGTATTCGTTAATTGGAATAGAAAGAAGATTAGAACCAATACGCTTTACAAACTTATGTGCTGCCATTTCAAGTGTAATGACTGCCGTATTGTGTCCCATTCTTACAGCGGTAGAAGCATCATTAGCCAAGAATATTGACTTACCGATGTTTTGCTCTCCAGCATAAACGATAAGGTTTCCACCTTTATCATAACCACCGCCTAACATTCTATCGATGAAGTTATAACCTGAACTCACCTTTTCAGTTTCTAACTGATCGTGTGAATTAGGATCAAAGAAATCTAGACCAAGGTCTGAATTAAATGTAAGGTTGTTACGGTCATTAATAAGACCCTTAACTTTATTTACAATTGCATCAACATTATCTGGATTAACTTCGGTTGACTTAATATATTCAACAGTATCAATTAACGATATGTCGAAGTTTCTCCACTTGATCCATGATTCAGCAGTTGAAGTCAACCACTCTTCATCATATTCATTTAAGTTCGCATCATAAATCATCTCAACAAGATCATTACTAATCTTGCCTTTAGCTTTACTATTTTGTACAAGCAGCTTCATTTGATCTCTTGACGGAGTCTCTTTGAAGCGTTCGTAGAACTTATATGCTAATCTAGATAATTGATCAATCTCTTCAGAAGTATAGAAGCCTGTTTTGATGGCCTCTAAGTATTTGATCTTACTTAAAGAGAGCTTGAAAAATATCTTTTCGAAATCTTGACCGAACTGCATTTGTTATTATTTAATAGTACTTATACTCTTTATTGACTATAAGTTTCATTTGATACACGATTCTATTCTTTTGCGAATGCACCAACTTCTTCAGAGTATGGAATATCTTTCCAAAGATTAATAGCAATTGCTTTACGAGTGCCTGATGTAACAGTATCTACTTTGTGGATTACAGTACCTGCATCGAAAATAATCAATCTATTTGGTTTTGCATGAATAACTTCAGGTTCTTTATCAAAACCATTGCTATAAACAAGTAATGATCCACCTTCGAATTCTTGACCTGCTGGATAATAGACAGTTCCAATTACAGGTGATTTAATCTCATTAGTTTTTTCAAACCATGCTTCGTCTTTATCAAAGTGAGGTACCAAATGATCTTTAAAACCAAGATCAGGATTTGCTGTTTGAATACCAGTCCAGTATTCAATACCGCTGATAGAAATTGATTCATATAGTGGTGAATGATATCTCCAAACATATTCGATCAATCTCTTTTTAACAGTGTTAGCTGGTGAATTCCACCAACCGTCCCAAAAATAATAAACACCAGGATCACTAAAGATCGATGCTTCATTATCTGCAATTTCTTTTAATAAGACTTCATCTTTGATGAAATCATCTACAGCTACAATCATTCGAATGGATTTATAATTATTTTATAAGCCTCTTTACCGGGCTCATCTTTGGTTTGTTCAATGTATCCTTCTTCAACTAGTTTGTTTAGGGATGCATCCATGATCGTATGATCACTTTCTTTAAAATGGTATGTAACCATTGCGTGTCTTGTAAAGCTTCCCTTATAGCGGTCTGGTTGTCTATACGCGAGGTTTACATAAAAATATAGAATATCGAAAGGATCTGGATATCCTTCCAGATCCTTTTCAATACCTAGTATGAATTTAACAGGAATCTGGTCCTCATTAATCGTTATGAGCATCTTCTAGCATTTCGTCAATATTGATATCGTCTAGCTCTTCAATATTGTAGTTAAAGATTGGCTTTAAGTGAGCATCAATCTGCTCTAGAACCTCTTTAGTAAATACCTTGTCGGTGAAGAACTCATCGTTCTTAACTGCTTCATCAAGATGCTTACAGATCCAAGTCCTTGCAGTCTTCTTAAGGATTTTCTCACCAGTTTTTGGATCGATCGTTCCACGATCTACACCACAGATATCCCATGTTGCATAGTTCTCAAGACCGACATACTTGTTCATGCCTTTAGAGAAGTGCAAGTGGAACTTAATATTCTGTGGTTTAGCAAAGCGATTCTTATTAGGCTTAGCTGTTACTACGATACCTGCTTTTTGATCGCCTTCTTTTAATTGTGCCTTATTCAAGAACAAAACAATTGAAGCTGCGTACTCAGGACCTGTACCACCACCTGCAACTTGACGTGAAATAAAGTCTTGAGTTTGGTATGTGTGGTTAGTAAACAAGAATGGAATCTTAAGATCAGCCATTGGAGTCATAATGATTCTAAAGATAGACTTAAGAACCTTAGAACGTGTCATATCTGACTTCTCTGAACCTGATGCTGCATCTTCGATTTCTTTTGCAGTTGCAAGGTTACCTGCAGAATCTAGAATGATCATTACCTTTGGTAGATCAACACCAGCTGCTTTAGCATCTTGCATCTTTTTAGTAATACGAGTAACCGAAGTACGGAAGTCCTGAACTGTGTTTACAGGTTGATAGTTTACTTTAGTAGTATCAATACCGAACTTCTTCATTTGATCACGGTCTACAGCTGCTTCAGAATCATAATAAACAACATTGTAGCCTAATGAAATAGCCTCACGAACAGTGTTCAACATTAGATATGTTTTACCAGTACCTGAAGGTCCGGCAATAGAACAAGCTCTGTTGTTAGGCCATCCACCGAATACAGTACCTGAGATACATGCATTAAGGTGATAGTTACCAGTGTCGATCCACTCTGTAACTTCACTAAACGACGAATGCTCCATAATGGAGCCTAATGGATTGATCTCCGCTAATTCAGCGTTAAGATCTGCGAATGTGAATTCAGTTATTTTCTTTGCCATCTTCTGGGAATGTTTCTTTTTCTTTTTCTCTAAGGTTTTTCAACTCTTCTAATAGAGTGAATATTGCAGAATCAATATCTGACATATTGTTCTGCAATCTATTAATTTCACCATAGATAAACTCGTATCTATCTACAAAGAACTTTTGTTCTGGTGTTAGTCTATTTTCTGAATTGTCCATAATATTAATATGCTGGACTATTGTCCTGAATATACTGCCAAACAATCTTTCTAACTTCAGAGCCAAATGACATATCGTTTGGGTTCTTAGTATGTAGTTCAACTAATTGAACCATTAGCTCATTTGCAACTTTTGTTTTCTGTGACATAATATTGTTTTCTTTTTATATGATGCTTTTACTGTTTTGTTTAAAACAATGTAGTAGCATAGATTAGATTGCGGTTGATGTGTTGTAAACCAACTGCTGTTAATACTCTATTTAGAGGATCGATGATAGACTTTTCAAACTGTGTTTCATAATCTACCTTAGGTGCAAATTCATAAGGATGATCACCTGGTAGATATGAGAACATATCTGAAATACCTGATGGATCGATTGCATGGTAGATTTTTAGCTTCTCACCGTTACCGATCATTCTATACTTCTGCTTATACTTACCGTTGTTGTTTAGCAAGAAGTTGTAATAACCCGCTGCTTTAACGTTAGGTGGACACTTTAGACCAAATTGAAACTCAATGTGATCATCTACAATGTACTTTTCGATATTGTTTGTTCTCTTGTTAAAAGAGATCTCATCGATCTTTGCCATCTTGAATTGCTTCTTTGCTTCACTTAAGAAGTTTGTAAGCTTTTGTAGGGTTTCACCAGTTGGACCGCCAGGTTCTGTGAATAAGATCTTAAGTGCTTCTGATAGCTTTGCTCTTGCAAATGTTGGTGTAGAAGACTGAATAGTATCGAAACCAACGGTCTTTACTTTTGAAAGAGGTTTATAACGGTCTTCTTCAGCAAGCTTATCTTCCCATGCAATGTCTTGGATGTATTTCTTCTTACTCATCCAGATACCTGAATAAGCAATAGTCTCAAGCTCGAATACTAAAAAGTTATCAGTGTTTGTTTTAACAGCATAGAGTTCCATTGCTTTTTGAATGTAACTCTTAACACGTAGGTTATAGACCTTTTGAATAAACTTATCAACAGATAAGGGTTCACCTTCCCATTGACACGTTCGATACATTTCGTCAAACTGTACGTAACATGAGTCAGTATCAATATAGATTACTGCTGGTTTGTGGCATTGTCCTTTAACAGTTAAGCCAAGCTCTTTATGTAGCTTGGTATCTTGATGCCAGAATTCTTGTGCATAACGATTCAAGATCTTCTCAGAATACATGATTGCATTCTGCCCTTGAAGCGTGATAGATTCAGCGATATCGATGTTAAAGAAGTGAAACCACTTATTACCAAATGCACCGTAGATAGAGTTTAGAGTTACCTTTACAGCCTGCTCATAAGCAGTATACTTGGCAGATTCCCTTTCATAGAAATCTGCCAAGGTCTGTAATTGTTCTAAATCTAGGCTATCTAATGGAGCGTTCTTTAACTCTTCGATAGTCATTATTCAGCTGATTGGCAAGTAGCGATTGTTAGAATGGTGTTTGAGTCGTTTGACTTCATAACCACCTTATTGCCTGATACGAATACTGCGTACTCTTCACGATCAAGAAGATTCAAATACTTCTTGTAAAGAATCGCCTTACCTGCTGAACCATTATACTCACCACCTGCTTGGTAGTTGTATGTTTTACCTTTAACACGAACACCTGAACCATTTGCGTTGATCTCGAACGTATCTTCTTTGTCTAGACCAAACAATGAACGAATCTTGCCAAGTGTGAATGTATCCAATGTGAAATCGAATTCAGAACCTTCGCGTGAGAAGATTGTTTCGATTTGTGAATCAGTCAAGTCTTTGAAACCAAGCGTAGGCTCTGAACAGACCAATGTGATCTCAAGCTCTTGGTTAAACAACTTAACAGTTGAAGCTACGAAGTCCTCTTCGTTTTCGACCAACTCAACCTCGGCAGAGATTTGATCGTTTTGGAACATCTTAATAGCATCAAGAACTTTGGTAGCATCAAAGAATGCAACCTTGATCTCTTTACCTTCTGGCAAAGAACCTTCGATCGTAAACATTTCACTGATAGGCAAAGTGTGCATCTTCACAGCATCTCGCTGTGGCAGGTAAACTGCAGATTCAACATTACCTTTACGCAACTTAAAGTACAAGAACGTGTCGATTGACTTTAGGCGATTAACAAATTCTGTGAATGCGTTTTGATCTACGCGGCTGATTTGAATTTTCATCTATTTATAATTTTGATTTAATTATTGTATGTAGTTTGTCTGACTTTGTTTCATAAAAAAGCCCGGATAACCGGGCTTTAAATTTCTATCCATCACATGATAAGCAATCTGTCATTGCTCTCTGCGCAATATCTCCTCGGAGTACTGATTCTGTTCGCATATAATATAGGGTCTTAACACCTTGCTTATATGCCTCTAAGTGAACTTGGTTGATATACTTAGGCTCAGCTTCTGTTGGGAACGCTAGGTTCAATGAAACTGCCTGATCAATATATTGTTGGCGAATACCTGCTTGGCGGACCAATTCCATTTGATTGATTTCTTTAAACGTCAAGAAAACATCTTTCATTGGGATCCAAGCATCTTTCTCAAGATTCGATAGTTTATCAAAGTCAGACTTTTTGACGTAGTTGCCCTTCTCGCCAAGCTTTGCCATCCAGTTATCCATAGACTCAACATTCTGAACTGAACCACCGTCAATTAGAATTTGATCCCAAACTTCTTTCTTGTTCATCTTGATTAGATCTAATGCTTTTTCAAGAGTTGGGTTCTTACGAATAAATGTACCTTTAGCTGTTTGTTCTGTGAATACGTTAGCTGCCCATGGCTCGATGCCAGCAGATACGTTACCAGATAGTTTTGAGTTTGACACGGTTGGAGCAATAGCTCTTAGGTGTGTATTTCTCATACCAGTGCCAACACACCATAGTGGCTCACCATAAACTTGTGCCATATCTCTAGATGCTCTTTCACTTTCGATCTTGATTTGTGAAAAGATCTTACGTGTTTCAAACTGAGCTGACATAGAATCGAATGGGATGTTTCTATCTTGTAGATATGTGTGCCATCCGAGAACTCCAAGACCCAGTGCTCTACCTTTCTCAGCAGAACGAACAGAGTTTTCAAAGCCTCTCATATATTTAGCCTTTGTGATGAACTCTTCTAGAACACCATCAAGGAACCATGTTGCAGTATAGATTAGATCTGTGTCTTTCCATTCTTCGTAACGTGCAAGGTTAACAGATGAAAGGCAACAAACAAATGAGTGATTCTCGTCAGTGTGTAACGCAATCTCTGAACAAATGTTAGTCATATAGACTTTAAGACCATTGTTCTTATATGCATCTGGATTTGCACGGTTGATATTACCTTTGAATACAATGTATGGCTCACCAGTAGTTCTACGCTTTCTTAGTACAGCAGCCCAACGCTTACGTGCCTCTTTATCACCGGCTTCTAGCTTTTGCATGAAACCATCTGATACGATTACCGATTGGTGCATATTTAGAGACTGGCGGTTTACATCGCCTTTAGGTTCTCTAATCTCTAGCCATTCCCAGAAATCACCGTGTTCAATATCGATATTAACTGATGCTGCTCCTCTACGAACTGAACCTTGGTTTGTTGCCAAAATTGTTGAGTCATAGATTTTGATAAACGGAACAATACCGTCTGAAGTACCGTTTTGTGAAATCTTAGAACCTGCCGGGCGGATCATGTTCACACCAATACCGACACCACCGCCATGTTTTGCAAGTAGCATCATCTCTAGGTTCTTAGCACCGATCTCATGGATTGAATCACCAACATCGATACCAAAACATGAAATAGGAAGACCTCTTTCTGTACCAGTATTTGAAAATACTGGAGTTGCAAGGTTTAACCAACCCCTCCACATGTAATCAAAGAACTTACTAGCCATATCTGGCTTACGTAGTCTTTTAGCTACAGTTGTTGCCACTCTCCAGTAAGCGTCCTTCGGCGTTTCGCCTTCTAATAAATATCCTTTGGATACGGTCTTAACATAAACTTCTGTGTTTGCCCATAACGGAAAATCAACACCAAGTTCCCAATTTAATTCCGCACCGTAATTAACTTCGTCTGTCATTATAATGCTTTTATTTTATATGTACTAAGAGCGTGTTTGTTTAAGAAAACAAATCATCTTCGTCCCAGTTTTCGTCTTCTCCTGACTTTGAATAATCAGTAGGACGAACGGCAAAGAAATCGGTATGTGTATGACCACCTGTTAAATGGTAGAACCAATCAAGTTCAGCTGCTGAATCTTTATCGAATTTTAGAATAGATTCATATCCAAGTTCATTTAGCTTTTCATTAGCTCTCATCTTAATAAACTCTTTAAGATCTGATGCTTTTAGATTATCTAGATCACCTGCTTCGAAGATCTTATCGATATAGTTCATTTCCATTTCAACCATCAACTGCGCAGCTTCTTCAACTTGTGATTGAACAGCACCTCTTAGTTCTGGATACTCTTCACACATATGTCTGAATAACTGGCAACCCATTTTTGAGTGTAGCGATTCATCACGAACAGACCATTTCATCTGTTGACCAATACCTTTTAACATGTTTCTCATTTGAAATGAGTAAAGAACTGCAAACGAAGAATACAACGCAACCCCTTCCGCAAAGGCTGAGAAGATCGCCAATGAACGTGCTACGTCTTTGCGAGCTTCAGCAGAACGTTGTAAATCTTCGTGTGTATAGTCTGCAGTTGTGTTCATTAAGAACTCAAATCGTTCGGCCGTTGCCGGCTCGTGTAGAAATGCCTTAAAATCTTCAAGGCCTAATGTTTCATTTAAGTATGAATAAGCTGTAGCATGGATAGTCTCCTGTGAACCAAACATCATTGCCATCTGCTTGATTTCATGTTTAGGGAACCAATTTGTTACCATACCAGTCCAATAGTCTGATACTGCACATTCTGTTTGTGCAAAACCTAATAGAATGTTACCAACTAGATTCTTCTCTGAATCATTTAGGTTCTCATTCCAGTCTTTAACGTCACCTTGCATTGAAATTTCTGTATGTAACCAGAACGCTTGAGCCTGCTTCAACCAGCCCTCTGTGTAGTAGACTGGATACTCAAACGGTTTAAATTCTATTCTTTCTTTGAATAATTGAGATTGTGACATTTTTAAAAAATCATTTTTTTAACTATTACCTTTTAGACTATATCGGGTCCTGAATTCGGCTAAGAATTTAGGACCCAACAGCGGCTTTTTCGATATAACCTATATATCGCGAGGGCCGCAAATCAGGTAAATTATACTACCTTATTAAAATTCTTTATCTTACGTTTTACCTCTTCGGCTTTCGTAAAATACTCATATGAGATTCCCTTATATTGTTTACGCTGAGAATATAAATCAGTCATAATTTGTCTAAGGATTGAATCATCTTTTGAGTAGACTGCACCAGAATCACAGACAATTTCATCTAGATTCTTTCTTCTTTCATCAATCTCACCTTTGTTAATCATACCCTTGTATGCATCTGGTGAAATATTGAACTGGCGCATGATGGATGGATACAGTGACGCAAAGTCAAACGCTGAAACTCCTTCATAGAATCCAACCACAGGTTCCTTAACATAAGCACCTGCAAACTGTGAATTCTTCTCAGCGTCTTCATGTGGTTCTGATGCAACTCGCTTGTTTTGATCTACCATCTTTCTAGCAATCAGGGCTTCGGTCACCGCTACCGGAGAAGCTGCTTTATAGAGTGGCATCATTGTGATTGATGCGAGTGTCAATAGAACCTCCATTGACTTTAGTTTTTGATCGATGTAATAGACAAGAACCGAGTCAACTACGTTATAGTAAACATACTTAGTGAAATCATCGTTGTAGAGGTCTTGTAGTGACCCCTGGTACTTGATCTTGTTTACGTTTAATACTTGACCTGAAACGTAATCGAGTGCGTTAGATTCCTTTACTTTAACCGATCGGTCGTATTTGTCATACAACTGCATGTAGTCAAGAATACCAATATGCATCGGACGTGAATCATTCTTATCTAGATTCTTTGTCATCGATGCTTCTTTGATATCGATCTGTAAACGTTTACAACGATTGACGATATACTGCCAGTCATAGTTGATGAAGTTCCAACCAGTCATCATCGGGAACTTAGGTAAGAAGCGATAGACAAATGTAGAGACCATGTCATACTCAGTATTGAACTTGCGGTATTCGAAAGTCCAGTCCTGATCAAAGTCTTTAAAGTACTTGTTAGTATCGTCTTCGATCTTCTTTATTTGGGCCGAAGATAAGTCTTCGAGTCCAAGCACGATCGCCTTTCGCTCAGGGGTAATGATAGAGAACGTGAGGATTCGAGACTTAGCTTCTTCGGCTTTAGGGAAACCGTCAACAATCTCCGTCTCAATATCGACGAAGTATGTCTTAGGTACATTATACGCAAAGATCTCATCCTTCTCTCGTTGTGGTAAACTGTCGAGAAAGTAGATCAATGAGAACTTATTGTATTGTCTGGCTTGACCAAGTTTGATTGGTCGACCATCCCAGTTTGTTAATGATTCGTGCTTAAATCGATCAGCCTCGTCAGTAACATACCAATTTTTGAACTGATCAATAGGATAGCGCTTAAAGTTTACCTTTCCCTCTTTGTCATAATAAGAGAGAATAATTTCGTTATTCTTCTGTTCTACGTCTAATAGCATTAGTAACCTCTTTTTTGACGGTTCTTATTCTCTTCAGCTTTTGCGAAGTAGTAGTTGTAAGCCGTTTTTGCATCGAGGCCAATTGATGCTGCGTAATTGATAAAGAAGTGTAGTACATCAATCCATTCCATGTACAGTTCTTTCTTATCATCTTCTGAAAGATCTGAAATCTTCATGGTTTCATACTTCGTGAAATCCTTCTTCCAGTATTTCCATACTGCATTACCAGAACCATCTTTAATACCACCTAATGCATCAGTCATTTCATGTAATTCATCAATGACCGCGTGGGTATTAACATGCCAGAAATTCATGATCTCTCTGATCGTCATTTCATCGAATGTGATTCCGTATGTTTTCTCTTGCATCTCTTTTTGATGCTCCATAATGTCTGCTAGGTGCGATGTTGATTCATTGTAAAAATCATTTACATATAAATCTTTGCACTCGTTATCTGTATTTGCCATGGTTGTTATATGGGATATCTTATTATTGTTTATTCAATAACCAACTACTTGACTGGATTTTATTACCAAGTCCGTCAATCATTTCGATTCCTAGCTCTTGACACACCGGTCCTTCTGGAATACTATTATTATTTTGATCACCGCCGTTTGCAAAAGCCAATTGATATTCTTTACCAAATTTAGCATAGGCTAATCTAATACTTTCACATACCGTTCTGTCTAGATCAATTGAAAGAATAACTTCATCAACTGCTTTAATATTACTAACAATAAACGTACGCTCTGCTTGATCTTGAAATGATTTAGAACCCTTTAAAGATCTTTGATAATCATTATTAACAATCACGATAAGCATGTCTCCATGCTCTCTTGCATTATTGAAGTATTCAATATGACCCTTGTGAATTGGATTGAAATATCCAGAAACGATGATTGCTCGCTTCATAGGCTTTTCGCTAAACTGAAGTTCAGGTGATGCTGAGATCTCATAAGCCTCTGATAATAGATTTGCTGCTTCTTCCACGAGTGATGCTATTTTTTTATTTAGTTTACATGTTGGGTGTTGAATGATGTGTGTATCAATGTTGCTTAGGATGATACCGAGCCTGTCAGCCATTTGGTTGTAATGTGACTGATCTAGTTTTGGTTTACGTGATTTCATTCTCCAACTGGAAATCCTTTTGGTTTTGGTGTTAAGTTTTTTCTAATAAACAATTCATAAGTTGCTTTGTCAGTAATGAACTTCACGTAGTCCTTTCTGCTTTCAACAACTTCAGTTACTTCTTCTAGAATTGCTGCATATTTTGGTGCAATACTAACCTTCTCATAATTACCAGGTTGAAAAAGATCCAATGCGATAGGTTGTAGATCTAGAATAAGGCTTCTGCCTACTAAAGGTTTTGAGTGAACGTTACCGAATCTTCTATTCTTACTGTTATCCCAATCCCATTCAAGCCAGTCAATTCGACCGGCTGCAGTTTCTGTACCATCGTCTAGGCACTTCAATAAAAAGTTACTATCCATTTCTTATTAGTTTAAAATTCTTATTTACTAGCTTGTTCCAAAGCCCGACCATGTATAACTCACCTGATTTCGTTTTAATAAACTGTAAGCTATGGTCGCTTTTGTTTTCAACATTCTTAGAGTTCTCGACGATAACGATTTCTCCAGTTAATGTATGTTCTAGTGAATCACCTGCGAAGATTTGATCGCACGTCTGTTCTAATTCATCGTTACCTATTGAAAACATATTAGTCCTGTTTTGTTTTTAAGATCTCTCTAAAAAATGAAATAACCACAATTGGCCAAAGAATAAAAACATATAAACGTTCTGAATTACTAAATGCATTATTGTTGAATTCTTCTTCTGTTGTCATATTCCTTGTTCCAAAATGCATCAGATCAAAGGCTAACATAGTTAGAATACCTAGCAATGTGTAAATCTCACCGTAAAAAATCAAATCGCTCATTTATTTAAATCTCCAAATTTAACAAAGTAATAATCATATGCTCTTAAGCCATCGCGCATACCCGGACCACGAGCTTCTACAATAACCTCTTTCTCTTCTTTTTCAAGTTCGATAGAGTATTGCCAAAGATCTTCAAGGATACGCTCGACATTAGAGCCCCTTGAAATTTGATTCTGTATAATAGATGTTCTAATCCTTTCGGACATCTTTCGCATTGGTGTTTTCATATAATAGATCTATAATACTATTATACGTCACCAGACCGTAAAGTTTCATCCGAGTGATACTTATCCCAAGTTTCTTTAAACTCAAAGTCAGCCATATCGAAATCAACTTGGTTATTTAATTCCTCAGAGAACTTAATGCCTCTAACAAAAAAATGCCAAGCGATCTTTCGCTCAGCGTTCCATTCAAATGATACCTTTTTAGACACTGTTTGTTTTTAAAGATTCATCAATTTAGTTAACGAATCTGAAAAGTCAACACCGGCAATCTTCGCTTCACTGAAAATAACTTCATGGTCAATATACTCGAACTTCTCTAAGTCGTTAGAGTTTGCATCTAACTGCTCTTTAATCGCTGCAACGATTTGCTCTTCCCATGAATATGCAACCTCGTCCATATCGACATCTTCGATAACAAACAAGACTCCACCTTTCGGCTTCCAGTATTCATTACCTTCGTGAAATCCATAGTTCTCGTAACGTTGTGCGTTTACATTGATTTTAACAGTCATAAGCTTTATCTTTAATTACAGTACTAATATAAACAATTTATTTGACATAAAAAAATCCTGAGGCAATTATTTTGCCTCAGGATTTAACTTTTTCGGAATTATTTTACCATCTTCAATGATTGCATAGCCACCATGATCCATTGCATCAATCAAATAGTACCGACCACCCATTGCTTTTTCAGTGGCCTCAAAGCTCTTAAATATATCTTCAACTTGAGTGTGGCCTACGACTTGAATAAAACGCTTCTTCAAACCACCGTCAGCTTTATTTGAACGCATTAAAGATCTTGGACGAATCCATAACGGGCCTTGCTCAACTGAATCACCTGAAGGATCCCAACCCTTATGGCTAAAGTTAAATAAGCCCGGTCGAGCTTTATATAAATCGTTCAATTGATCGATCATCGTATCTTTAGACCAAGACTCACCTAAGACTGTATAAAAAGTATCGTCCATCCAAACTGGGCTAATTCCAGCATGTGAGAAAATGAATTCACCTTGGCGATATGCAATCTGCAAGTGGTGCATATTCTTTTTCAAAGCATCGTTAAAGTCCCAACGCATTGCCGGTTGATAACCACTGTAAGTCTCATCGGTAATAGTATAATGATGGTCGTGATTTCCAATCAACATCACTACATTCTTATCTGACTCTTCTTTAAATCTGATAATCTCATTGAAGTTATGCAACTGCTCAACGCCTGAAATATCAAACGAGTCGAAGTAATCCCCGATAAAGATGATGTGCTCAGCTTCTGGGTGTGCTTCGACCATTTGTTTCCAGTTGGTGCGACCGTGTATATCTCCAATTATTAGTGTTTTCATTCTGCTGCGTATAAGTCTAAGTTATTCTCAACCATAAAACGATGAAACTCATCTCTAACATATTGTAGCATCTTAACTTCATCCTCTTTGAGGTCATCATCATACTTAAGATGTTTACGAAGTAATTGGTCCATCTCCCAACACACGTGCTTCCAATCACTGCCTTGAAGTGCAAGGTCGAAATCAACTTTATCTTCGGGAAGATTAAATTCTAAGATGGCTTTCATTTCTCTTTGGTGTTAAAGGTTTCTATTATATTCTTGAATCTCCTCTTCAGTAAGTGGCTTTACCCACTGCTTGTCTGCATACAAAGGCATTGCTC